CATCTAATGGAAGCTCCAGCGCTAAGGATTAAAAGATTACCAACTTTCTATCCAAGTGCAGCTTCGTGTATAGATGAATCAGAGAATGGTGGTGGCAAGGCACTTGGTGCTTGTATGCGATCACAGTTCTATAGATGTCGAGGATACGACAAGACTAATCCGTCTGGGGTTTACTCTCAGTACATATTTGCAGCTGGTAACAGTTGGGAAGATTGGCTTACTGAAAGAACTAAGCAGATGGGTATTTGGGTTGCCAATAGTATTAAGTTTCAAGATATAGAAAGAAATATATCTGGTGAGGTTGATATAGTTGTTAGGGATCCTGACACAGGTGAGATTATGATTGTAGAGAATAAGACCTACAGTTCAGCTAACTACCAAGCCAAGAAAGAAATCTGTGGAAGCAGAGCATGGAGAGGTAGTCCTGCCGCGAACCCTAAGCCAAAAGATTCTAACGTTATGCAGTCATTTCTATATCTAGGTCATTTTGGTGATCAAGGGATCAGTAAGACTCTATTAACTTATTTAGATAGAGCAGCTGGTGGCCCTGAAAATAATAAACAGTTTACGGTAGAGATAGACCAAGTTGGTGATCGTAGAAAGCCAAAGATATCTGTAATAGATATTGAAGGTAATCTTCAGACATGGACTGATCAGAGAATAAGTTTAGAGGGTATCTATGATAGGTATGCTGGCCTTAAGGCTTCGCTTATTGCTGATGAGATACCTAGACCTGATTATGACATCACCTATTCGGCTAACAAAGTTGAAGAAATGAATACGGCTGGGCTAATAGCCAAGACTAAGATGGAGAAGTATGTCAGAAACCCTGAGAACAATCCTATCGGTGATTGGCAATGCGCTTGGTGCGACTATAGAGATCTATGTAAAGCACATCAGGAGGACGGAATTTAATGTCCGATTCAGTATTAAGAGAAAATTCAGAGGATGCCTTTAGAATTAAAACTAAAGAGCTAGACTCAACAATAATAAATCATTTAACCCAGGTTAAGATGAAAGCACAGGATCTTAGAGATGAGATCCTTAAAGCTGGATCTAACGAAACAGTTTCTAAAGCATTAGATAAACTTAATGAAGCTATATTCTGGGTAACATACGCAAGATCAGCATAGGTAATATGGATGTCATTAGTTAAGATAGATAAACTTGAAGAACAACTTCAGAAAATTAGGATGCATCTTCCTGATTATTTGAAAGAGCAAGGCCATGATATAAGTAATGGCAAAAAGATAAAGTGTTTGAATCCAAATCATGACGATAGGTCTCCATCTATGTCTTCCTTTACTGTTAAGGAAGGTCATGAGCAGATGCATTGCTTTGCTTGTGGTTTTAATGCAGACATATTTACTGCTGCCCATGTGCTTGAACATAAGCCTATCATGGGACCTGGTTTTATAGATGACAATGTTCTCTACTTAGCTAAGAAGTATGATATTGAAGTACCAGTTAAGGCTTTAACTGAAGAAGAGATCTACGAAATGAGTACCTATCAAGCCTATAAGGCTGCGACAGACTACTTGGCTAGATGTCCTATGGGTGAAGCTCAACTTGCTGAACTTGCTAAGAGAGAATGGGACCCTAAGTTTGCAAAAGAAAATCTTATAGTATGTTGTGATGACTTTCCTAAGTTCAGAACTCATATGAAGACACTTGGTTTTTCAGCCAAGTTCCTAGATGAAATCGATCTTGGAAATGATAAGATATTTGCACCTAGTAATCTCATATTTACTGTCTGTGACGAGCATGGTCGTCCGGTCGGTTTTGCTGCACGTAACTTGAACTTTGACGGTGTAAAGGATGTTGATACGGGTAGACTTATTAATGGAACTAAGTTTAATAATACTCGTACCACTGGAGCTAAGTGTAATATCTACAGGAAGTCTGAAAGACTTTACTTGATGCACAAGGCTAAGAGAAAATCTCCACCACTATATATCTTCGAAGGTTATGGTGATGCAATTACGTTGCAGCAGGCTGGGCTTGAGGGCTCAGTAGCGATAGGTGCGCTCGAGTTGAGTGAGCACCATCTAAATACATGTCGTAGAAATGGATGCTATGATGTGGTGTTCTGTCTTGACGGAGATAAAGCAGGACAAGAGAAAGCTAAGGCCTTGCTTGATGAAGTGTTACATCATGTACATGACATTAAGATTAGGTTTATATTTCTTGAAGAAAAGGAAGTCAAACTTGACGACGGAAGTGTGATTAGTGTAAAGGTTGATCCTGACAGTTATGTTAGAGAGAATGGCCTTGAATCTTTCATGTCCTTACGTAGAGTCAATCCCTTCGAATGGAGATTACAGGAGTTTGAAAGGGAAGGAGAGACTGATCCGGAAACCATCTGTTTCAGTATGATACCAATCATTATGAATGAACCTTCGCCTATTAGGCGTCAAGGTATGGTAAAGGAACTATCAGATCATACTGGCTTTCCGGAAAAAGTAATCAAGGAAGAGCTGGATAAGCTGAAGAGTACGGAAGATGCAAGGATTCAACTCGGTAGGGAAGCCGTTGTTGACAACATGATTTCGTCACTAAAGAATCGCAAGGAGTCATTTGAAGTTGTACTTCAGAAGGCAAGCGATGATCTTTATAAAATAGATAAAGACAATAATGGCCCGGCAATGGATGCCAATACTATGGTTAATAACATATTAGCTATAAAGCAGTACTCAGAATCTGAGGATCTGCATGTAGGCCTGAACTTTGGTGAAAACTTCAGAACTCTTAAAGCAGCATTATCAGGGGACCTCAGACAGAAGATGATCCTTCTGGGAGGTGGAGCGAACACAGGTAAGACTACCAAGTTTGCAAATTTAGCATGGAATTTAGCTAGCCTCAATGATGATGTGATCGCAATAGTCTTAACTATTGATGATAGTGCTAAAGAGTTTGTGCCAAGACTTGTTAGTTACGATATAGCTAAGAGGAATTATGATACCAATAGAGACCTATTTGATCTAATAACAATTAATAAAATAGCTACTCCGTTCTTATATAAGAACAATATTGAGTATGATGCCATCATGGAAGAAAAGGAAATTTCTTACCGGAACTTATTAGAACTGTCTAGAGAAAATAAGATGGTTGTACTGGATTCAAATGGTGGTCGTAGTATAGATTACATCAGGAACACTGTTAGAAATTACACAGAGTTATTTCCCGATAAAAGGGTAATCATGTTCATAGACAACTTTCACCTAGTGGACATGCCAGGGTATGAGGACGGTAGGACTAAGTATAAAAACTTATCTAACGCCCTGAAGCAGGTAGCTGTACAATTTGATTCAACAATCATTAGCACTGTGGAATATACTAAGATTCCGAAAGGGATAAAGCCTAGTAATAATAATTTAGCGGAGACGGTCCAGTTAGAATATGATTCTAATTGCATAATGCATCTGTATTCAGAATTGCATGACCTTAGGGAAGAGTCTCCGAAGTTCTTCTTAGGACCTGATGGGGTCACAAAGTATCCTATCATAGAGGAAGCTTTTGGAAAGAATAAGATCAACTCTTTTAAGGGTGACATCTTTTATAAGTTCTATCCGGAAAAAGCTTTCTACATGGAAGTTACTAGACAACAAGTAGAAGAACTAGTGCAAAGCAACTTGCAACATGCGCAAGCAGAAGCAATGCTACAACGAGAGGCAGAACAAATGCCCGCACTTAATCGTTTTGGATAACATAAAATGAGACTTACCTCTAATGACTTAGCACTTAATGCATTATGTCCTAATATATTGTCTTACAAAGACAGGCATATTGAGTTTTCTAATACACTATCCAAGTACAACTTAGAGCTTGCTCACATCAGGGAATTTCCTGAGCTCTATATTAATGTACTTATTTATAGGTGTTTAGAAGAATATCTAAAGGATCTAGATATTGATATTAAGACGTTAGAGGCTTTGTATAATGGATATACCTCGGGGCTGGTAGGAGATGTGATATCAGTCCCACTTTTAGCCAAGGGTTGGATGCGGCTAGTAGAAATTTATAATAAACTATTTAAAATACTTGAAGGATATGACTTAGCTTATACCAATATAGAGTTTCATAAGTCTACTAGGCTTAGAAGAACTTTTAACTTTAAGATAGATGCTTTACTGATGAGGAAGAACTCCTCTAAGGTTACATTACTTACAATAGTTCCAACCAATCATTCTCATATAACTTCTCATGTTACCGATAATCCTGACACTATGTTTGGATTGGAATATGTTTATGAGTCTGGTCTTAATCTTGATGAAGTAATTGAGATCTCTTATGCAAGAGGCTTCGGAGATAAGAGTGTAAATGTCAGAAGGATTTATCCTAAGAGCTTAGTTAAAGAAGCTATCACTAAGATTATTAGTGACTCTGACAATAGTAGGATCAATACATTTTACTGTGTACTGTGTCCTTATAATAAAAAATGTACCCTAAGAGATAGGGTAAAAGGTAAGAATATAATATGAGATTAATTTATGGATCTCCGCTTGTTGATGGTTCAGTACAAGGGAAGCCAGTAACTGATTCTTATGGGGCACAAATAGTGTCTGCTATTATTTTAGATGGTAGCGATATGATAGTACTTATACTGGATAACGTTCAGTCAAGTCACTATATAGAAAGAGTTAAGAATAGATTTGCCACAGACATATTGAGGGCAGATAACTTTGAGAAGATTTCCGATGAAGAGCATGAGGCTTACTCTATGTTCTTGAATTTAAACGGTTTATTGCCGGGTGCTAAAAAGTGAGTAGGCCTGATGGTCGTGGTTCTATTCCTCAGAGATATTTATTTGAACTAATGGAAGAGATTTATCCTTCTTACACTGTTATATATGAACAGGTAATTCCTAGTCTAGGACAGAGGTACGATATATTTGTTAAAGAATTGGGCGTTGCTATTGAATATGATGGCAGACAACATGATCATTTTGTGGAACACTTTCACAAAGATATCAATGGATATATTTCTTCTATTAAAAGAGACAATACAAAAGTTAATTTCTCTAATGAGAATGGGATTAAAGTAGTCAGGCTTGATGGTGACGTCTCTGAGATGACATCTAAAAAGCTAAAGAAAGTAATAGATAGTACAAAGTATCCTAGTAGTGATTACTCCTACGAGTGCCTTAAAGCTCCTGAACCGGAGCGTCTAGTTAGGGCAAGAGAATTCAGAAAGAAACGATACAATAAACATAACAATGGTTGAATAACCATTTTATATATTTTAAAGATCGTTAAAGAACTAAGAGACTCAAAGAGTCTTAAGGTCTAGAAAGTCTAGAAAATATGTAGCAGTCAAGCTGCTACAATATTTTTGATTACCAATTAGGTATTTTTATATAGTATTCTTCAGTTGTTATCCCAAGCTACGCTTGTGATCCCTAACTGAAGAGCTCGTCCCCGGGATGACCGGATCCGGCGGATGAGAACTGCAGTGCACGCCGTCGCCAGGGCATGCATGCAGAGGAAGCTAGCCTTCCTATCTTATAATTAGTTTAAGGAGTTAAGATGAAAATTAGTATTAAAAAGTTCCCTAAGCTATATGGTATAGCCTCAACTGGGAAGATTAAGTCTTGGGAGATTAGTGTTACTAGTCTTGAAGACGACAAGGCCGGCATCATTACGAAGCATGGTTATGAAGGAATGAAGATGCAGGAATCCATTAAAGAGATTGCTGTTGGAAAGAATATAGGTAAGTCTAATGAGACTACACCTTTTGAACAAGCATGCTCAGAAGCCCAGTCATCTTGGCTTAAGAAGATTGACTCAAAGTATACTGAGACTATGCCAGCCGAAGGTAGTAAGAATGCTGGACTTGAGCTACCTATGCTTGCACATGAATATTTAAAGCGTGGACATGACATAGTGTTTCCTTGCTGGGCACAGCCCAAGCTTAATGGTATTAGAAATATAGCTAAGCATATGGGTAATGACTCTATACGTAACAGTAGTAGAGGTGGTAAAATATTTAATACTTTAAACCATATATCAGAATCCATCCTAAGAAGTGGAATGCTTGAGGTTGGCCACATGTTTGATGGAGAAATCTTTCATCCTGACCTTACCTTTCAAGAGATTTGTGCCGCTGTGAAGAGAGAGAAGGAAGTTAATCCTAATACTGCTAAGCTAGAGTATCATGTATATGATTATCCTAATGAAGACATGCCTTTTGATGAAAGGACTGAAATGATAGTGGCTTCTATCCCTCATGAACATAAGCACATCAAGATCGTAGAGACTAGGTGGATAAATGATGAAAAAGAATTAATGACGTACCATAAGGAAAATATGGAACGTGGCTATGAAGGAACTATGATACGAAACTCTAAGGGTGGATACAAGTTCAAGCATAGATCAACTGATCTACAGAAGTATAAAGACTTCATGGATCAAGAGTTCGAAATCATAGGTGGTAAAGAAGGTACAGGTAAGGCTAAAGGCCAATGTATCTTTAGGTGTATAACTGAAGATGGTAAAGAGTTTGATGTAAGATGTGTCGGCTCTAATGAAGTTAGAGAAGAGCAGTATCAAAACCTAGACTTCTATATATCTAAGGCACTATCTGTTAAGTTCCAAGCATGGAGCGATGATGGCATACCTATATTTCCTGTTGGACTCGGAATTAGAGATTACGAATAATGACTGTAAGAATATATAAGAGTACTGATGCTGGTGCTCCTGACATGAGTAATAAGCCTACAAGTGAACGTGGTGGATTAATAGCACTACTTAAGGCAGTGCTTGTTACTGGCTATGGTTCCTCAGTACCTGTTGGTTGGACTATACCATTTGAAGATGTGCCCAATAATGTTGCTGTATTTAGAAGCTCTAACGTAGGTGCTGGTACAGGTACCTACTATAGGATTAATGACAATTTAAGTTATCAGTATGCGGAGATTAAAGGTTATCAGAATATGACTGATGTTAATACTGGTACTGATAAGTTTCCTAGCAGTGTGGAATTAGCTGGTGCTGGACCTTACTTGGCTAAAATTCAGTCAGCTAATAATGTAGATACTGGTGACTGGATCATAGTAGCAACTGAAAGATCTTTTTATTATTGTATTCAGACTTATGGATTATCCAATGAAGTTAATGGGCTTCCCGGCAATTGGTTCTTTGGTTTCGTAGGAGATATAAATTCCTATATTGGAAGTGACCCATATTGTGGATGTATCTGTGCTGAGTCTACCACTACTACTGTGGATGATGGTGGATCCTCTTTTGAGTTTCATCAAGAAATGGATACTAATGGTGGTACTGGTAAATATCTTGCTGGAGACCATACTGGTTTTCAGACTTCCATTAGGTATCAACATTTTTCTAATGTTGGTATTACGGGTACCAGTAATCCAGGTAATTATAGTAATCTATTTTATCCTGACCCTATTACTGCTAGGACTATTTTTGGAAAGATATACATAGCTCATAATAACGGTATCAGGGGAGAATATCCTGGTCTTCTTATGCCCTATAATAAGACACCTTTAACATTCTTAGTTGATGTTCCTCAAGAGGGTGCATTTATAGGGCAAGATTGGATTGTATTACCATGTAAGCAAAGTAATGTAGTAGTGACTCATTGTATTAGATATAACTGTGACATGTCAGTCTGGTATAGTTAATTATGGCTCTTATATATCCTAGATACACTCATCTTCTTAATGTTTCACCTAGTGGATATTATACATTTACGTCTTCTGCTAATAGGGGTCTTGTCTTATTTAAGAATGCTGGTAAAAGTACCTCTGGAAGATTTGTCTGGCAAGCTAAGTCTAACCTTTCAAATGTATTATTTGGTATTTTTAATGAGAATTTTGATACCAATATATCAAACAGTACTTATCCAGGATTAAATTCAGTTGCCACAGATGGTTCCTTTGGATATTTCCTGAGCAGTGAAGCTTTTTATCAGCGTATAGGAGGTACTGGCGTTGCTGATACTGATACTGCTAGCATAACTGCTACAAGTATAGGTGTGTGGATAACATTTGAGCTAGACTTAGATCTTGAAACCCTTACTGTATATGTCGGTAATAATGGAAGCAAGACATCAACTCTAGTAGTTTCTAATCTTAACACTTGGTACATATGTGCTGCTGGTGATGTTGGCTCTGTAATGGAATTTAGATTTGACTCTAGTGCATTTACAGATTTACCAACTGGCTTGGTTGCTGGGTGGGGAACAATCTCTGAAGAAACATCTCTTACATATGGTGAATATAACTTAGCTGATAGCTCTCAATATACTTTAATAGATCCATATACTGTCCAGTCAATAGGTAGTAGTGGTTATGATTCAATAAGAAGTACTATCTCTAAGGTTACTGGGAAGTGGTATGTTGAGCATACTATAACTACTGCAACAACTAATAATTGGGTAGGCTTCTATAGTCCTACTTATTCTATCAGTACTAGTAGTGGTAATCCTTATAATAAGGTCATAGCTGCCTTTAGAGGTGTTAGCTCAGTTACGATAGCTGGTACAGCTGTTGCTAGTGGACTTCCTGCTTTGGCTAATGGTGACATTATTGGTATTGCCCTTGATTTAGACACTGGTGCTATTACGTTTTATAGGAATGGTGCGCAAGAGTATACTGGTGCCTTTGCTATAAATGAAGTTATGGTATTTGCTGGTAGCTATATCTCTGGTGATGTTGTTCATACTAATTTTGGACAAGAAGCTTTTACATATACTGTACCTGCTGGATATAATTCTGGCTTCTATGATGGTGTAGTATTAGACCTAAGGTTAAGTGATCAGTTTGTAGTTGGGTATGAGCACCCTAATTGGATTAAACCTGGTGGTGTAATACCTCATAAGACATTCTTTCCTGCTACCATAGAAGGTAGACTTGTAGATGGTGCTGATCTCGATGGTTATCAGATACTATATACTGAACCTTATCATGCTGTGGAGAAGTATTTCTACTGGAATCATTTTAGAGATGTAGTGGATGGCTTTAATATAGTTGGAAGTGTGCGCCTAGCTGGTGCACCCATTGAGGCTACTATTAAATGTTATGAGCAGTTAACAGATAAGTATCTTGGTATGTGCAAAGGTACTGAGTATGGTTTTAATCATCTTAGTAAAGATTATCAGTATTATCTTATTGCTCAATGTAGAGAAGATATAGATGTCCCAGCAATAGTTATTAATAGGATTAGTGAGTTTACTGTATCTACGTCTAATATATTTTTTCCAAATACCTTTATTAATAATACCTATGGAGACATTAGGTATATTAATGGGGTTGGTTTATGTACAAAATTTAACACATCTATATATATATACTCTGATAGAACTGAAGTTCCTGCTGAGATAAGCTATAGTCATAGTACCTATTTTGAAATAAAGTATGATGCGTTTGATTCAGCTCTTGCCATTTGGGCTGGTACCAGAGAGTTTGTAAAATTTTCAGATTTTTCTTTCGATACTGAGGTAGCCAGATTTACAATTCCTGAGACCTGGAATACTAGTGGGGCTGGAGTCGTTGACTTTTTTAACTACAAGGGTGACCTTTTAGTTCTTAGAGAGAAGGATAGTGCGAGTGGTAATGACTGGATTTTATTTGAAGGATTTAGTAATACGATAAAATCTACAGATATTGGCCTATCTACATCTCTAGGTAAAGACTGTTATATTGATGGCGATTACTTTGTTTCTGGTAGATTTAAGTACACCCTTGATGGCACAATAGTTGACTCTAGTTATGGTGGCTATTCAGATAGTGCATCAAGAAGTCTCGCAACTGATGGCTACCATAAGTTTATTTATGCTAATGGCTGTATATTTATTGAGCCGAAAGTTTCGGCTAGAAGTTACGATACTAATAGTCTCAACAACTTCATAACCACTTTCCAGCCAGTATATGGTCCTGGATTAATTAATGTTCATTTACTAAATAAGCCCTATAGAAATACCTTAGTCACGTTACTAATAACCGAATCTAATAACTATGAGATGTCAGGAGTAGTATCTTCTGATGGACATACTATCGAAAATATATTCCAGCATAGAATACCGCTACTGGTGTCAGATAAAACTGTTGGGTCTTTAGCTGGAGACTATGGGTGGAATATCTCAGATGGACAACTGATTGGCTCTATGGATAAGAGTCTTGGCTATAATGACGTTGTACATAAGGCTGGAGAGCTATCTTTATTGAGTAATGGATCCTTGCTTTCAAATACTATAGCCGATTGGAATAACCTTAAAGACATAGCTCATTGTGGCTATTATTATGTAGGAATCTTAAGCAATAATCTATTGGTTGCAAAAGCTTATCAAAATGGATTATGGATAGACATTCCTTTGCCTGAGACTACTGCTAATGATGTGTCAATATTTATGAGAGAAAGAACGTCTAATGCTGAAAGGTATTGGGACTACTATTTTCACTTTATAAGTCTTAATGGAAAGATATCTTCATACCAAATTTCATTTGATAACCTCTCTTCGTATGACGCAAGTTTACTTAAGATTAGAGACTGTTTTGGATCTCTACTTAGAATCAGAAATGCTAAAAGTGTTGTAGACACTAAATTTGACTTAGCTGTAGTTCATACTAACGGACACATAACTCTTGTGGATTTACCGGAGCAGAGTGAAAGCCAAATAGAGATGATTAGAAGTACCTTTCTTGAAGGTAATAGTTTTGGAGAGCATGAATATGTCAATTCACTTCCAGTACTACTAGAGGAGACTAATTCCTTTAAGCTTAGACATGGTTCAAGTGCTGAGGTTTATGTTCGAGCGTCTAATTTTACATCAGTTGAATGGTATTATAATGGCACATTGCTAGGGACTGGATATGTAGGTGAGAGGAATAGCTACCGGTACACAATTAACTCAGCTGGAACTTATCACGCTAGAATAATCAATGACTCTGGCGATATATTGTCCAGCAATATTGCTGTAGTAATGGCAGAGGAGTATGAGTTTCATAATAAGGCCTGTGCAACTTCAAGTCATACTGCAATAGTTAATGATGACGGTACGGTTACGTGCTACGGAGGATCAGCTCAGTCTGGAAATGACGGTGAAGAAACTAATACCTCTACTTGGACAAACGTAGTTAGTGTACATACATGCCCTTATGGTACATTTGGACTTAGGTCTGATGGAACAATCCTTACAGCAGTAGGAAGTAGATATGTGTCTGTCTATGGAGCGATACCTGCTTTCCCTAGTGGAGTAAAAGCTATCACTGGGATGAAGTGGGGTAATGGTCACTTAGCAATCATCAAGAATGATGGATGGATAGAAACTTATCCGACTGTTGCTACTGGGTTTATCTCTAGCTCAAGATATATTGACTATGAGTTTTCAGATATAGGGTCCTATAATCTTTCAGGAGTAGATTCTTCTGGGATTGGCAAGAGTAATCGGACTGGAGAAGAGATTACTAATGTCAAGAAGGTGGCCTGTTCTCCAGAACTAAGTGTTTACTTAAGGTATGACAATTCAGTTGTTTGTGAATGGGGTACGCTTAGTAATTTTGGAGATACTGATGAGATTAGAAGAGGTAAATTTGACGGCATTAAAGATATAGCCTCAACTGGAGAGCGAATATATTTCCTTTGTACTAATGGAGAATTATTCTATGAAGAAGAAGGAAACTTTAACTTCAGGCATGGGTTCTCTAATGATGGGGACTTTGGGTACTATTCAGGCACAAATTATGACTTTAGTAATATAAAAGAAATCTATGGAGGATATCGAACCTTGATCTTTAGAAAGAATGATAATAGCTGGGGTATTTACGGTTATACAGATGACTTAACTAATAATCTTGGAAGTAATGTTGATGCCCTTAATATACATTACAATTCAGAAAGATTAATGCTATCATAGAAAAAAAAAGGGTGGGAGGTAAATACTTGTCACCCTTAGTCTCCTTTTTTTGCTTCCTTAGCTCAGTTGGTAGAGCAGCGAACTTGTAATTCGCAGGTCATCCGTTCGATTCGGATAGGAAGCTCCAACTTTATAAACATATATTCGTGTCAGATAGACAGATTTGTTTAGATTTAAAAATCTCTGAGAATCCCCGCCAGCAACCAGCAAACGGTGTGGCCTAGGGCCGTACCTATGCCTAATGCATGGCTACAGATTCTCATCGAGTACTTTACGTACTACCTTATATTACAATTAGTAATTTTTGTATGAACTATCTTTAACCATTTAGTACTTCCCTGTACGAAATCGTTAAAGATCTCAGTAATCCCTATAAGAAGCTATAATACACTAGTTATAGGTCCCTAAGGATTACCAGAGGAGATGCTTGCCATCTATCTTAAACATTAATACAATGTTTTTATGCTATACAACTTATACGATTTCGCAATACAATCGGTATCCTCAAATTTCTACAGCAATTTGCAGGATTCCTCATGTAGTCACGAATGTCTGATAAATATCCCGCACTGATTTGGTTACCCAAATTGACAGCACTTGGAATATTTATCGCCAGTTCCATTCTTGGAAAGAAATGGAACACCATATAAGTTAACACGGGATGTCATCTCCAGGTACCGGACCCTTAGGGCCCATGGAGGACATCCTAGTGGAGATGCTTGCCATCTATCTTTGGGGAACTAAACGTAACTATCAATTGATACTTTTATGAATCCTTAAAAAAATAATAAAAGAAAAAAAAACTTTTTTTTATTTTTGAGCAATAACTTTCAGCACGAGTATCGACGAGATGTCTCCTCGAGCTGAAGGTCCTGCTCTAGAGTACTTAATAGACTACACATATAATATAAAGTCCCTCAGTGAAGACCTGTCGAATCTGATCCGGATATAGCGCTAGGTAATAGAATCTAGCTTGCTAAATAATACATATACAAAGTCGAACTATTTCACTCTTACTTACATTCCCCAGATGATAACGATATACAGTTTGTATAATAATGAGAGAGGAGCTACCTGTAATGGGTTGCTCCTTTTGTTTTCTTAAAGAATACTTTTTAATAGAGAATAGATATACCTATGGTAGATATGCAAAGAGCAAATACCAATAATCAACCGAGCACTAGAGCACAGGTTGTAACAAGAAGAACATATAACAGACCGCTTAATAAAGAAGGTACTGTTTTTGAAACTTGGGAAGATACTGTTAACCGTGTAATAGAACATCAGGCATGGTTGTGGGAGAGAGCTAAGGGCTCAGAGCTTACTCAGAAAGAGTGGGCTGAACTCTATGAGTTTGGCGATCTAATGCTTCAAAGAAAGATTAGTGTATCAGGCAGAACCTTATGGTTAGGTGGTACACCTGTAGCCATGACACGTGAAGCTAGCCAATTTAATTGTTCGTTTACTAAAGTAGAGACCGTCTATGACGTAGTAGATGTACTATGGTTACTACTGCAGGGTTGTGGCGTGGGATTCTCCCCCGTCATAGGAACCTTAAATGGTTTTACTAATCCTATACCTGAGATAGAGGTCATTAAGACTACTCGTACTGGTAAGGGTGGAAGAGAAGATAACCTAGAGACATGGGATCCTATTAATAAGGTATGGACTATCTCTGTTGGTGATAGTGCAGAGGCATGGGCTAAGTCTATTGGAAAGCTATTGGCTGGTAAGTATCCTGCTAAGAAGTTAATACTAGATTATAGTGAGCTGAGACCTGCTGGTGAAAGACTTGCAGGATATGGTTGGATTTCCTCTGGTGATGAGGCTATATCAAAAGCCTATGTGGCCATCTCTACGATAATGAATAATCGTGCTGGTAGTCTTCTTAGAAGAATGGATATCCTTGACTTGGTGAACTGGCTAGGAACTATCTTAAGTTCAAGAAGGTCAGCTGAGATAGCATTGTTCTCTGTTGACGAACCTGAGTGGGAAGAGTTTGCTGTTGCTAAGAAGGACTGGTTTCTACATGACAATAAGCATAGAACTCAATCTAATAACTCATTAGTGTTTAGTACTAAGCCTAGTAGACAAGAATTAGAATACATATTTCAGATGATGGAAGATGCTGGTGGATCAGAACCTGGCTTCATAAATGGTGCTGCTGCTAGAGCTAGAGCTCCATGGTTTTGGGGATGTAATCCATGTGTTGAGATACTGTTGGGTAATAAGTCCTTCTGTAACCTCACTGAAGTTGATATAGCGAAGTTTAAGGGTGACACCTCTGGCTTACTAAGGGCTTTACATTTAGCTGCTAGAGCGAACTACAGACAGACCTGTGTTAATCTTAAGGATGGTATCCTTCAGGAAGCATGGCATCTTAATAATGAGTTCCTAAGGTTATGTGGTGTAGGGCTTACTGGTATTGCTTGTCGTGGTGATCTTGAAGCTTATGACTATCAGTGTATGCAAAGAGAAGCTACCTCAGCTGCTTATAGTATGGCTGATGAGTTAGGTACTCAGAGACCTAAGAATGTTACTTGTGTTAAGCCTAGTGGAACCTTGTCTAAGATAATGGATACTACTGAAGGTGTACATAAGCCTCTAGGTAAATACATATTTAATAGTATTAACTTTTCTAAGCATGATCCGCTAGTGTCTATACTGAGGAATGCTGGATACAAGGTATTCGATAATCCTCAAGACCCTAATGGTATACTAGTCACCTTTCCTGTTTCATACGATGATGTTAAATTCGATATCGTTGATGGAAAAGAAGTTAACCTTGAGTCGGCTATCAGCCAACTTAATAGGTATAAGCTACTTCAAAACAACTGGACGCAACAAAACACATCTGTAACTATTTCATACGACCTACATGAGGTTCCCGGAATCATTACATGGTTGCTGGATAATTGGGACTTATATGTTGGCGTCTCCTTCCTTTACAGGAATGATCCTACTAAGACAGCTGAAGACCTAGGTTACCTATACTTACCTCAAGACGTTGTTGATAAAGATGTTTACGATGAATATGTATCTAGGTTATCCCCTATTAATTTAGAGGCTATTACTTATACTGATACGTTTGATGAGTTACAGGATGATGAATGTGCACAAGGCGTCTGTCCCGTTAAATAATATAGTATGGGCGGAGACTAGTTTTCCGCCTATCAACCTTTACTCAGCACCTAAGCTGAAGGAGAATAAAATGAAGTTAATAGGAATAGCAGGCCTAGCTAGAAGTGGTAAGGATACTGCAGGTAAGTATCTTGCTAAAAGTTTAGGACTTGAGACCTATGCATTGGCGTCTCCTATAAAGAAGATAGTTAATGATATGTTCGGTTGGGATGAGAGACATTCTGATGGTGAACTTAAAGAGATTGGTGATCCTGTGTGGGGTTTTTCCCCGCGCAAGGCTTACCAGTTGTTCGGTACTGAATTTGGTAGAGCTCTACGTGATGACATGTGGACTAAGATGGCTGAGAATAAAGCCAAAGAACTTGGTGGACTTATAGTTACTGATGTTCGTTTTGAAAATGAAGCCTCTTGGATAAGAAGTTCTGGTGGCATAGTTATACATGTTCATAGAGATAGTATTAAGAATAAGGTTCGAGCACATGCTAGTGAAGCAGGATTAGTTCATGCGCCTACTGATTGGACTGTATGGAATAATGAATCTATTGAACAGTTCTATTCTATGCTAGACGATACCATAGAAGACATTAGGGAATACTATAATGACTGAAGAGTTTAAAAGATTTGCACTTGTTGAAGGTGAGGTATTACCATGTACCATAGAAGGCTATACGATTGAGTGTAAGGCTGTTTTAGAGAACCTTAATATAGTTCAGAACATTGTTGTTGGCGTGCTTCCTAAGGGAACTGATGCGCTCTCGAAGGTTGTTGGTGCAATCTCTACTGGTGTTGGGCCAGCTAATAGGATTAAGATAGCTAATATAATGGAAAGCATTAATGTCGAGTGGCCATTTGAAGTTAGTACTGGTATCCCAGCTTACCTTGAGGGTTGTGCTATAATAAGACATGATGGTCAGGGCGGTAGAGTTATGATGGCAGTAGAGGATCCTGATATAGATGAGTAATCAATATCATACCTTAAGATACAAGCTTGACCAGAGGGGCATCAAACCTAAAGAAGGTTGTGTGATGTCTGATACTATTAATAACCACGATGTTATTACCTCATATTTTGAGGAAGTAGATATAACAATAGCTATTGATGATTTTGGTATAGCCAACATTACTCATGTCAATGGCATAGAAGTAAAGGAAGACTAATGGAACAAGAACTTATTGTATTCAGTGCTCCATGGTGCGGACCATGTAAGATGTATAAACCTATATTAGATGAGATTAAAAAAGATCTTGATCTAACTCTTACTCAATATAATGTAGATGAAGATACGGAGATGGCTACTAAGTATGGGGTTAGAAGCGTACCTACTACTGTACTAGTTAAAGAAGACGGTACTACTGCAACCTACATAGGTGTCATGACTAAGAGCAGGTTACTAGCATGGCTGGCAAAGTAGTTTATACAGACATAGAAGATGGTGAAGTATTTGACACTATCGAAGAAGCATTATTAACAAGTTGTCACCTTTGTGGCAGTCCACTTGAGTGGGCCTTAACCGTGGTTTGGAATGATGCCGATGATAAGCCCGAGATACACGGAGAGTCTTTCTCCTGTGGGGTTACGTTTAACATAAGACCCATAGAAGAAGGATATGAAACATTAATACTCAAGAAAACTTAATTCATTCAGATAAGATTATAGGTAAGTTCGGTGACGTATCTGTGAAGATAAAAAGTGCCAAAGGGTCTTCACTAAAACATAAGCCTACTATTATACAAGCTATGGATGGTGAAGTTGATGCTATACTTTATGCTGATATTAGATTGACTGATGCTAAGAGTCATGCCAGTTCAATTACTAAAAGAATCACTAGGATAGTAGATAGCTATATTGGTCAACCTAATACTAAGGCTACTCATATAGAGATGACTAATGCCATAGAGGCTGAACTTGGATTGAGGGTTCCCGGCCTCAAGATTCTTGATGGTCAAGTTGGTAAGGATGATCAGGGCCTAGTTAATATCGGTATGATTATAGAGCAACCACCTTATGTAAAAGAACTTAAATACCATCTCATTATAGATGACAGAATCCCTAAGCCTCCCGTTAAAGATGAGTCCACTGGTGGGCTTCAGGTCTTTAGTTTAGAGGATGATGATGAGCCTCCGTTCTAATGGACTATGCTAAGCTTCGGGAACTAAAGGCTAAAAAGAAAAAGTACTACTCAAAGAAAAAATCAAAAGGAGAAATTCTCTACGGTATGGGTGGAGAGTCTCGAACTATGAACACGGTTGAAGATCGTGGAAAAAGACAGTATGGCTTTAAGAGAACGACAGTTCAGCAAAAACATCGATTACCATTATACCTAATCGATTTCAGAAAAAAGAAGGGCGTCAGATGTTACAAGCACATGGGTTATATCTACACATCTACGCTCAATAAAAAACACAAGGACAAGGATATAAACGGGTTGCTGTCCTTGTTATATACCTCCTACCAAGAACCTTTGTCACTTATAGAAGACTATAAGTTTGGTTTCAGAGATCCCATATTCGCAAGAATAGTATCCCTCACAGGTATAATGAAAGACGACAGTAGACTAGACTTATTTATATCTAACTACGATGAACTATTAATTGATACCCTATTGAAATTTATATCAAAACTAGATAACTATATAGCATCAAAACGAATAACATTTTATTCATATGCAGCTAACGTAATCCCATATCGCTTCATGTCTCAATTCCT